GGTAAACAGGGAGTAAAATACATTCTTGCCATCGACCCCTCTTTCAGTGACAGCCCCACCTCTGACTATTTTGCCATGTCTGTGATGGAACTAGACGAGGAAAAGAAACAGTGTACCTTGGTTCACGGGTATGCGGTGGCAGGGGGGCATCTAAAAGATCATATAGCTTATTTTTATTATTTAAATAAATTTTTTAATCTCGAACTAATAATGATTGATAACGCTGGCTACCAATTCATAGATAGCGCGAACGAAAGCAGATTCTTTAAAAGAGACAAAATCAAATTAGAGTTTTTCGACTGCGACTCGGACGCGGAGGGACTTAAATATGACCACATGCTCAGAAAAGCAAGAAGACAATACAATAAAGAATCAGGTAAAAAGTGCATAAAACAAGTCTTTACGAGCAACTGGATCAGAAAAGCGAACGAACACTTGAAAACGTGTGTAGATTATAAAAAAATATGGTTTGCCTCAAGGATTACCGCAAACTCTCAGGCTTTTGATATGGCTGTATCCGCTCACATAGACACAAAACTTTTAAATGCTCCGACTTTACTAGAATTAACCGAGATGCAGGACGATCTAATACACCAGACTAAAAAACAATGCGCCTTGGTCGAAGTCAAAACCACAGCAAGAGGAACGCAAACCTTTGATTTACCGCTACATTTGAAGAAAAGCACGTCCGCTACAAGAGCCAGAAAGGATAATTACACTACCCTGATGCTGGGTGCTTGGGCTACGAAGGTTTACTTTGATATTATGTCCGACAAAGGGCAAACCGAGGGGGAAACCTTTTCTCCAATTATGGTTGGGTAAAATAATAATAGCTTTTTTAAAATAAAAAGTGTAATTTAGTTTAACTTTAAAATAAGATTAGGTACAAGGCGATGCCCGACAATTACATTAGGCTAAAACAATTACATAATCCTGAGATTTCAGGGTTTGTCCTCGATGTCATAGCGGGTGCGCCAGTAGTCCATGTTGGTGGTGATGTCTCAGTTAGCGGAGATTTTACCCCTGCTGCTTCTGGGGTCTTCAGCATAGGTTCCGAAACTTACCCATTTCAAGACGTATATGTCGGTTCCGGTGACAATATTTACTTTGGTGATCAAAAGCTTTCCGTAAGCGGGAGTTATCTTCTCATTGACGGTGAGCCGTTCTCCGTAGATGTGACAGGCCCACCAGGGCCAGTTGGCTTGACTGGACCTACTGGGGTAACGGGCGGAGTTGGAGCTCAAGGAATAATCGGCGTAACTGGACCCACTGGCCCATCTGGGGCTACAGGCGTATCTGTCACCGGACACTTCTTGTCAGGCGGCAATAGTGAATTCGTATATTACGTTTTAGATGATAACCAATCCGTTGGTGGAACAGCAACAGCACTGGGACCAATTCTAAGACTTAGTGGAGCAAGTGGAGAGCGGGGTGTGCAGGGTAACGTTGGTGGGATCATCTACAACTTTACCCACATTACTGGCCTGTATAGTGGCGAACAGCAACCCGTGACTTCGACCACAGAGCATTCTTACGATAACCCTACTTTAAAGGTAATTAGGGGTCTTTCGTACACGCTACAGTACGATTCGACAAACGTAAATACCGCGTTGAACGTCGCTACAAATTACTTTAACAATGGCGACTATCTACAGTTCGCTCTTTATAGTCCCACTACAAAATTAGGTAGATACCACCCGGACGAGACAGGTTACGCTGGGATCGCACAATCGCCAATGCCAACTGCCTCTGGAGCAAGCGTATCCCTAACCTCCCTTTATTCCTATTTCGAAGAAGCAAGCTACAAGCATTTCGTAACTGGGCCGGTTTCTTTTGCGGCTGGTGACGCTTATAGGTACGGATTTCAAAGGATTAGTGCTTCTACTTTAGCACCCTTGAGCCCCGGTCACCATTACGTCATTGGTGACGTAATCGTTCAAGACGCTTCCCCTGCTGGAGATACTGGTGGGACTGGTGCGACAGGCATGACCGGAATGACGGGCGAGACCGGCATGACCGGAATGACGGGTCTAACTGGCAAGACGGGTATGACCGGAATGACGGGCCTAACTGGGCACGGCGACACAGGTATGACTGGCCTAACTGGCAAGACAGGCATGACTGGCATGACTGGTATGACTGGCATGACTGGGGTGGGCATAGCTGGACCCCAAGGCGAAGGAGACAAATACAAGACTTCTTTCTCCGTCGATACCTTAATTAACCCGTCAACCGCAGGGTTTACGCCTACCGGAACAATTCTTAAAATTCTTGCTGGAAGTGGTGGTTCGGGTACAGCTGTCGGCGGCGTGAATGCGTCCTTCACGATGGAAGATGAAATCATCATAAGGCATGACTCTCTTCGAAACATGGCCTATACGGCTGCACAGAAAATTCAATTTGTTGTTGCTGGTTCTCCTCATTTGTTCTTTAGCGGAAGAGTAAAAGTTTACAATGAGTCGAATGGGCAATTACATGTAATAATTTCAGCCCCCTACTCTTGCCCTTCCTGTGGCACGAACGGTAGTGGTAACCCAATTCTTACAATGCTTACCACGGCTAACATCATTGATGTTAATCTAGAAAGCCTTGAGGGGAGATTGGGTAACACGGGCTTGACTGGTATGACTGGTCTGACTGGAGCAGGGTTTACTGGAATAACTGGGCCTACTGGACCAGCGGGTGGACCGACTGGCATGACTGGCATGACTGGTAAAACCGGCATGACTGGCCTAACTGGCGAGACAGGCATGACTGGTATGACTGGTATGACTGGCCTACCTTCCATATCGGAGATATTCCAAATTGCACACGGTACAGTCAGTGCCTCTCTTGCGTTCTTTATTAATAGCGTGGGTTTAGCACCCATCACGCTCTACAGAGGTTTCACTTATAAGTTTGGCCTTAGTGCCACTGGGATCAATACAGGTGGCACGAGTGACCACAGGTTTGCTTTATCTGATCAGGCTGACGGCACACACCAGACTCAAAACGCCCCGTATGGCTCTCAATATACCACGGGTTGGGTTGAGTACGACTCAAGCGGTAACGAAATTAGTTTTACCAATGCAGTTTCGTCAGCTGACCACGCGCTGTTCACTGTTCCCAACGACGCGCCTAATACGCTTTATTACTATTGCTCCACCCACACGGGAATGGGCGGAGTAATTACGATTAAGATTGCCGAAAAGGGAGAGACGGGCGGCACGGGCATGACTGGTCAAACGGGCGCGGCTGGAGCAACAGACGGTTCCACTGGAGCAGTCGGGCCTACTGGGCCAACTGGGCCTACTGGAATCGACTTCAAGGGGGCCTGGCAAAGCGGTCTTACTTATCAGGTGAGCGAGACAACAACCTACCAAGGAAGGCTCTATGTTTGCATACAGACAACCTCATCCCCATCAGAAGTCCCGACTGACACGACTAAATGGACGCTTGTAGCTGAAAAGGGTTCCACAGGTTCGACTGGACCTACTGGCGCACAAGGCGAAACCGGCTTAACAGGCATGACGGGAGACGTAAGGTATACGCTTCTAGACATTTCGTTGTTGTCGTCTAATCAAGCTAATATTATTGATTTCGAGATGCATGATGGCGGTGATTTTTACATCACTGGCAACAACGTTATCGTAAACTTTAATTCAGGGATGTTTAGGACGGGTCAAGTAAACATAATGAGAGTCGCAAACTCTGGAATTACTGACGCAAATAGCTCTCTCTTCATCGGAAACAATCCATTCTTTTGGGGGACAGGGATACACTGGCCTGATGACATCTCTCCCATATTTACCCAGAGCCAAGGATTCTCTAACATGTTCACTTTTGTAAGGTTCCGCGACAAAGACAACTTACCAGTCTATTTCGGGACATACGCACCAAACTACGACGTATAAAATATCATGGCAGAAGAAAAGAAAAAATCCACAACTAAGGGAAGGAGAGTCAAGAAGGCTTCTGAGCCACTAATGGCCTACGCTTCCACCCAGGCTGCCACCTCTAACCGAAGAAATCTTGCTGGTAATATAGATAGAACCGATAAGTTTAAAAATATTGACGACGGACTCGTCCCCTTTAAGACCTCCAAGGGGTACGGCAGGTCGAGCATTACGATAAGGGATGCCGTTATCTTGTGTCAAAAATGCTACTATAATTTTGCTACTTTTAGAAACATCATAGACACGATGACGGAATTTTCCGTTAGCAATGTTTTCTTCAGGGGTGGCTCAAAAAAATCTAGAGAATTCTTTAACGCTTATTTTAATAAGATTGGCCTCTGGGACTTACAAGATAGATTCTTCAGAGAGTATTACAGAAGCGGTAATGTTTTTATTTACAGGTTTGACTCGAAGATATCCAAAGATGACGTTAAAAAAATAACCCAGACCTTTGGTCAGGGAATGTTGCCAGAACTAGAGGTAAGCGATTTAACTTTGCCATCTCGTTACGCTATAATTAATCCTGCTGACGTTCAATTATACGGCAACTTAAATTTTTCAACACCAAGGTTTTATAAAGTTCTCACTGACTATGAATTAGAGAGGGTTAGAAACCCCAAGACCGACGAAGACTTGGAAGTTTACAATTCTTTAGATGATGAATCCAAGAAATTAATCAAAAGAAAAAGAACTTCTTCTACATCATTAATTATTCCTCTAGAGCCAGAAAAGCTTGCTGCCGTCTTCTACAAGAAGATGGATTACGAACCCTTCGCTGTTCCGATGGGATACCCAGTACTTGAAGATATTAACTTTAAGTATGAAATGAAAAAAATGGATATGGCCATCGCTCGAACCATGCAGCAAGCGATTCTTCTCGTTACGATGGGTGCTGAACCAGAGAAGGGCGGAGTTAATAACGAAAATCTTAAAAAAATGCAGACCTTATTTGGGAATGAGTCGGTGGGGAGAGTTCTTATTGCCGACTACACTACCAAAGCCGAGTTTGTCGTCCCCCAAATTGCCCAATTATTGGACTCCAACAAATACGAGGTAATAGATAGAGACATCAATATCGGACTAAATAACATTTTCGTTGGGGGGGAAAAGTTCGCAAACCAAACAGCCAAAGTCGAGGTTTTCATTGGCAGGTTGGCTCAGGGGAGAAAAGCTTTCGTTAATCATTTCTTGTTGCCAGAGATTAAACGAATTTCGAAAAGCCTTGGTTTTAGGAATTTCCCTACCCCTTATTTCGAGGAATTCGAATTAAAGACTAGTTCCGAGACTTTGAGAGTTTACACAAGGCTGATGGAGCTAGGCATCCTTACCCCCGAAGAAGGGATTAAAGCCCTTGAGACTAATCGTTTACCGAACCAAGAAGAGTCTCTCGAATCTCAAGAGGGGTACAAAGAGCTTAGAGACAAAGGCTATTACGAGCCTATTGCTGGTGGTCCCAATACCCAAGCAGACCTAGCAGACAAGAGTGCCAAAACTCAACTTGAGATTACAAATAAGAATATCAAATCTCAGGAAAAACTAAACAAAGATACGAACCCAGAGGGACCAAAAGGTCCAGCAACCCCGACACCTTCAGCGGGGCCGAGTAAAGAGTCTGGAAGACCTTCGGGAACAAAAGATACCCCCTACAAGTCAAACAGAAAAGTAACGCCCATCGGTGGGAGAGAGGGTTATAGCATGTCGAAGATAAAAGAAGGCTACACATTGGCTCAAGAATTAGAGGTAGAAGTGTCTAAAATCTTAAGAAAAAAACACAGCGTCAAAAGACTGACCAAACAACAAAAAGATATCGCTTCCCAAATTAGTCACATTATCATGGCAAACGAGGAGCCAGAAGAGTGGAATTCAAAGGTCGGAGAATATTGCTCCAACCCCAAAGACAAAAATTTAAACAGAGTTAAAAAAATCCAAGAGATAGCTTGTGAGCATGATGTAGATATGGAATCTGCAAGCATCTTATACGTCTCTCGGGAAACATTGGAGAAATAAATTATGGGCGCAACACAAAGACCAAATCCCAACGAAGAGCAAGTCGAACAGCAAGTCGAGCAACAGCAAGTCGAGCAACCGCAAGAAGAACAACAGCAGGAAGAGCAGATCAAAGCTGTGTACGGAGAAGCTGATTTTGATATTTCGTTGCCAGACATCCCGATGCCCGAGCCAGAGCCCGAAAAGAAAACCGAGGTAAAGGATGAAATAGACGCAGCGTTTAACTTCGCTTTTATCGGCGCAGGTCAGGGAGGCTCAAGAATAGCTGAAACATTTCACCAACTTGGGTACAGAAAAGTCGCAGCCATTAATACCGCCATGCAAGACTTGAATACCCTCAAGTTAATCGATAACAAGCTATGTATTGGCGATGGTGGAGCGGGTAAAAACCCGAGGGTTGCCGAGGAACTTTTCAACAAAAAGTCCGAAGATGTTTTAGATTTTATGAAATACTCTTTTGGCGAAGAGTTGGATAAAATTATTGTCAGCTTGGGTGCTGGTGGGGGTTCTGGGGCGGGGATGATGGAGCCCTTGGTTTATGCGGCTCAGGAGCTTCAAGAGTCGGTGAAAGCCTCAAGTAAACAAGTCGGGGTTATTCTTGCTTTACCGAAAGCCTCGGAAGGAAGAAAAGTTAATGCAAACGCTTACAGGACGCTGAAGAAAGCCTTCGACTTGGTTGATAAGGGGGTTGTGTCGCCTTTGATTATCTTAGATAACGAAAAGATTACCAAACTTTATCCCAACCTTGTTGTTTCTAATTTCTGGCAAACAGCGAACATGAGCATGTGTGGGTTATTTAACTTATTTAATCTTACAGCTTCGAAGGATAGTAGCTACTCAGCTTTCGACAAGAAAGATTACGAAACCATTCTCGATTCAGGATGCATCGTTTTTGGAGCTTCACCTGTGGCTGACTGGAAAGACCCAGTGAGCATTTCTAGAGCAGTAAGAGAAAATTTAAAAAACAACCTTCTATCTGGTGGCTTAGATTTATCAAGCGGCACTTGCGCTGCGGCAGTTGTCGTTGGGGGCAGGGAGCAATTAGATAACATTCCACAGAAGAATTTAGACCAAGCTTTTGAACAACTTTCTAGGATGTTGAAACCTGGTAACGTTGTTCATAACGGAATTTATGGCGGAGACAAGCCAAGTCTAACTGTTTTTACGGCTGTTGGCGGTCTCGCTAGACCAACATTGAAACTAGAAGAACTGGCGAAACTCGGTGATCTGTAAAATGGTCTCCAATAATGTAAATGCAATAAGAGCATGGGGCATCCTTATAACCAAGCGCAGCAAATTGTACTGCAAAACCTCAGTGCTCAGAGGTTTGTTGGGACGGATATCCAAAAGAATATACTTTACGGGAGAGATTTGCCGGTTTTACGGTTCAATTATACCGGACTGCAAAAGGGAGTTTCCAATGACAGCGCAGCCCTTCGGTACGAGTTAGTAACGTCAGGTACGTATATTCCAACGATCCTTGACGAATGGAACATTAACGCAACGGGGTATTATTATTCTAGAGGTGTTCCTCTAGATCGTTCCAGTTGGGGTGTGGCACATAGTGGAATTGAACAGGGGATTCCGTTTGATTATCCTGTTCTTGGTTATATTACGAGTGGACTCTGCGATCCTGCTTTTAGGCAGGTTACCCATAGTCTGTTTAAGTATACTGGGGTCGATGTTGTAAGCATCCCTTACGACAGACCTTCTACGCGAACCGTGCTGCCGTCAGCAGGGGGTATGTTGGGAATTATCCAAGAATTACCCGAAAGAGCGGGGTTTTTCTTTGAAACAGGCGTTATGTTCGGGGGAGACCACATACCAGTACAATTTGACATTGATGACGTAACGGAAGATACTGATTACCATGCACAATTCTTCTTTCAGACTGGAAGGCTCGATGGGCCAGGGAGCTAGAATAAACTTAATATATAACTAGAAAATTTAAAATTAAATTGTAAAATAATAGGGAAAAAAGAATGAAACTCCAGACTAACATAGACTACGGCTTACAAGGCCAATTCAAGGTAGACGTATACGATAGGCAAGGGGAATTGGTGGATACCACCAACTACTTCGATAACTTCATTACCCAAACTGGCCTTAATTACCCGCTTGATTATAATTTCGCTGACTGCTTCAGATACTTGACTTTGGGGCGACAAGGCGGGGCGAATAACATGCAAGTTACGGGACTCTTGAGCCCAGGCCACCCAGTTATTGCGCTAGTTAAAAACTATGATACTTCAGCTATCAATTACCAAACTTGGGATTACTTGGGCGACTCAGAA